AGTTAGGAAATAAGGATGGACAAACTCTTAACGAAAGCGTAAAACCCACTCGTCCCGGCCGCCTCTCTATGGCCGGTTTTCAAGTGACCACACATGGCCGCTTTTCAGGTGACCACCGAGGAAGAAAATCATCAATTTCAGAGAATCTAACCAGGCTCTGGCTCAGACTAGCCAAACAGCAATTGCGGGCCGTGGTGAGGCTCCTATTGCGTCTCAAGGCCATTCTAGTAGTCAAGGCAGGAACTTCGACCAAGAGGGTTACGAGAAGTGTGCTTGGACCTACTTCGTAGAGGTGTGTAACGGTGACTTAGATACTTTCGGCAAGGCGTTACAAGATGGCGTGGTCCATGATGCCTTCCAAGCTATAAAGGCCGATAGCAGAAAGCACTTCTCTCCTTTTAGGCAAGCTGTCAGTAGACATGCTCCAAAGGTCGTTGAAGACTTACCAACCATTCAAGTCGAGGATGAAGTTAACGTAGAAGATATTCCTTGGTAATTAACTAAACACTTATGAAGTTCAAAGTAGGAGATAGAGTAAGACAGATAGTAAGCGGTTGGAACACCAGTCCATATGATAATGAAAAAGAGGCAGTGGTACTGGAAGTTGAAAACGACAAGATTCGTATCCGTGAGATAGGCACTTGGGCTCTGGTAACCACAGAATGGCGAAATGAAAGAGGTTTTGAATTAATATCAATTAATCAATCAACAATGGACATCAAAGAAAAGTTTCAATTAGCGTTTAAGAGTGAGCCAGAGAAGTCATTTAGAAAAGCTGGTGTAACAAACGGCGACGATTACCTGACTGATGATGGGCAGAAAATCTTCTTGTCTTGGCTTTTAAAGAAGCATGGGACAGAGTTCAAAACTGAGGTCGTCGATGAGTTATTGAAAGAAGATAAAGTAGCTTAAACGTCTAGCTTCCAAGCCGCCACTAAAGGCGGCTTTTAGTTTGGGTCTTTCCGCTGCCAACCACCAATATGCGTTGTGGATAAGTGGTCCAAGTACGTTTGCTATACTTAGTGTGTAGCCCGTACTAGGGGCCAAGTAATCTGTTCATCGTTGCTAGTACCAGCGGTGAGCGGATTTTTTGGTCTATGGAAGAAATACGTTTAGGTGGAAAGGTCGCTGGTGGTCGCGTGGCCCTCGTCGATGATGAAGATTATGAGTATTTGAGTCAATTTAATTGGTACGCTTATAAGAAAACAAACAGCTATTACGCAATGAGAACTGCCAAGATAGATGGAAGCAAGCGTAAGGGTGTACAAATGCATAGGGAAATTTTGAAAGTTCCAAGGGGTTTTATGGTAGACCACAGGAACGGAAATGGTCTTGATAATCAACGCCATAATCTTAGAAAAGCTACTTGCCGGCAGAATCAACATAATCGGAAACCTAATTACAATTCCACATCGAGGTATAAAGGCATTAGTTTAGACAAGGGTCGTTGGGTCGCTAGTTTGTGGAAGAACAAAAAACGGCTATACATCGGAAGCTTTGATTCTGAGGAACACGCGGCGTTAGCTTACGACTTATGGGCTATTGATTTATTTGGTGAGTATGCAAGAACAAATTTCACACCGATTTAAAGTGGAGTTCTTTGTTTTCCCAAAACAAAGTCTCCCTGGTCCTAGTAAGCGACACCATACCATGCGCACCTAGGAACGAAGGGAGAGCCACAGAAGTGGTAACGACACAAGCTACGACGAAGGGGAAGAGGGTTTGGCGAGGATTGATTCCAGAGCTTTCATCCTATCTACTAATTTCCTCATTAAGGTATGTTGATTATGTAAAAACCAAGTACCAGCATCGGTCACTATTTGAATTTCGTCATCAGATAGTCTTAGGTCGTCAATGCACTTAGGATGAGTAATACGATTCCGTATCACTAATGCATCTCTAAAGGTTGACCATCCTGCATCGTCTACTAACAATTCAAACTCAACTTGGAATGCACGTGTAGCGGCACTAAACGCAAAGCGAATATTTTTCGTCAAGGGAAGGAATTTAACTTGTTCCTTTGCTTCCCCTTTGTCGTTGAGCTCGTAGCTAATATCTTCAAGCATCGCTAATTCAGCTTGTGAGAATTTGCCTTTGCCATGTCTATGCAAGGTGAGAGCGGTTTGTTTCAAGTTAAAAACGGTGCCTTCTATCAGAGCAAAAACGCAACGAACAAAAGACCTACTCGCACTATCGGTTTTATGTTCTCCTTGAATCAATCTCCCACAGTCGAGCATATCCTCTCTTAAGATGTTTTCCATTGCGTCTAGTTTCGTTAGCTGTTGACCAAGGTCTTCAAGTTCCGCTTGGAACGCCTCTATTCTCTTCATTACTTCTTCGTTGCCCATGGCCCTTAACCTATCATAATCAAAGGAAAAAACCGCTCAATAGTTTTAGCTATCAAGCGGTGTGGCCTCAGGTCAGTATGCTCCCTACCTTTGGCCTATCTAAGCGTGGTCCGACATGCCCCTCATTCGGAACCGGCTTAGAACCTTAATCTAAGTGGCTATAAAGTTGTCCTCCTTTCATCAGACTCGAACAAACTTGGGAGAGAAGCTTCGGTGAGAGACAGCTTCCCTAGTGTGGTAACTCCGGCGTTCGGAGTTTGTTGCGGGGTGAGTAACTCAGAAAGGCGGTGTAATCTCGTTCATGTACTTTCCCAAACGGGCAGTAGCTTGAAACTGAGGCACCGGCTTTAGGGCTTTGAAAGCGGACGTGAATGCGTTTTCGAGACTCCACAGAGTCTTCGGTTTGAACTCATCGTATTTAGGAACGAAGAATTCCTGGTCCACATTCTTCATCAGCTTTATCGGGAATTGTCCGGCGATGAAGGCTTCGTAGATTCGAAGGCGTGCCTGGTCGTCGGTGAGCTGGAGATTCCGCCTTTGCTCAAGGGCTTGTTGCAGCGGGGTCCAGTTTCTTTGAATGCGGTCCACGCCAAGAGTGAGAGCGTCTTGTAGGTTGAACTTCTTCGAGTGCTTAGCAAGCACTGGATGAAACTCACCTTGGAAGGCCATGTTGTCGCAGACAAAAACGCGATAGCCGGCAACGAGGCCAAGTCTCATGCTCTTGTCGTGAGCGTTCCTGATGCCGATGGAAAAGCGGCAGTCGAGGAAAGTCGCGTCCAGTCCAATCAGCCCGAACATCTTTGAACCATCAGGAGTAACGGCGTATTCCTCTCCCACAACTTGAATGTGTCGAAAGGAAAGCGTTTCTACTAAGGTGTTGATTAGTTCGTGATGTGGAATAGGACGGAAAGTGTCGGTTGGTTCAGGTGTTACGATTTCTGCGAGCGCTTCGCGGGTGATTTTGTTTGCCCCCGCGTGGGCCATCAGGGTTCCTGGCATTTAGTTTCTCCTGAAACATCGGTTCGGTTAGTTCGGTTACTTCTTCGAGACATTCGGGATGCAGGTTGGCGTTTCCGACCTGTTCCCGTTTCTTTCGGATAGGTCGGTCACACCAGTCGCATTTCATTGCGTTACTTTCTGCGTTCCTCGTCTTTGTCTTCGTTAGGTTCGCGGATTTGAAAGGTGAGGTCTGGAAAGATGTCTAGTTTGACATTGACTGAACCATCGCTGTTCTCGAAGGCTACACCAGCGCGATTGAAGTAGGTCTTGTCACCTTTACCAGACACAAGTAAGTAGACAACTTTATGATTTGCCACGAGTCCTCCTTGTGGATGTGGTTGCGTTTTCGTGTTTCGGGGAGCAGTCCAACTATTAACGAGTAATAATCAGGCTGCTCGTCGGAACGATTTGAAGCGAAGCGAACGAAGCGTCAGGAAGAGCGTGAGGCTTTGCGAACGCGGCTGGCGCGAGAGTGAGAAGAGCGGAAGAGCACGGAGGCGTCCGATAACGATATTATGTTTCCGGCTCAAGCTTGCGCAGAGCTTCTCGAAGGGCGGAACATAATGCACGTTATCGTTGATGCCGTAGTGCGGTGGTCCAAAGGGGGAAGATGTTTCCAATTGATGAGCACCTTCCCGCTCTATGTATAACCATTAAAGTTGTTAAGCGCAGCTATAGTAGTGCTTGAGAGGCATTCCGGCGGGTAGCTGCATCCCGCATTTCTTACAGGTTGGTTTTCGTGGTGTGTAGTTGTGTTCGGCTTTGCGGCGGGCTTTGCGTTTAGCCTTTCTGAAATTCGTCCTCTGTGACTGGTTCATAACGAAGCATCTTGTCTAAAGCCATCAGGCCGCCAGTAACAAAGGCGATTCCAATTGCATAGGAAAGAGCTTGCAAGTCCGCTAAAGAACTGACGTTAAATTGACTGGCTGCGAGGATTGCGGCGAGATTAGCCACGCCACCGGCGATAAACCCACGAAGGAATCTTAGGAGAATTATTTTGGTCATGTGTTTAATTTATTGATGGACACCTTGGGCCAACTACCCAAGGTGAAGTTGATTTACGGGAGGCTATATATTTGATAGCTGCTCTTACGTTGGCATCGGCGTCGAAGACGCTTAGACCAACCTTACCCTCATCGGTGGCTTTCCATGTACCGCTTAGGTACTGGAAAACACCGGAGGCTGACGAACTTTTGTTTTTGCTGAATTGGTTATAACCGGATTCTAGTCTAGCGATACAAAGCGGAACTTCGGGATTGATTCCGTATTGTGTTGAGTAGTCTCGGATGAGTTGTTGAACTTCTTCCTTGGAATAATACCGTCCACTGTACGTTGGACGTGCCAACTGCACTTTAGGACTTTGTGACCGATTACTATTCGAGCGTGGTTGCAATGCATTGTCTTTGATTAAGATGTTTTCGCTAACGTAAGGTTGAGGTGGTTTGGTTTTTGTTTCGACTTTTGGTTTGTATGTTTCTTGGGCCAACGTTTTAAGCGGGACCAGCCAACATACGATGGCTATTAGCGTGAGGGCTACAAGCTTTAATTTCAAACATGAGTCCTATATCTCCCTACAGTCGCCTTTGTCGCTCCTCCGTCAATTCAGGGCGGATTTAGGGGAGTTATTGGTCTTATTTTATTTCAGGGAATCTTCAGCTTTCTCTCATTATATACTATGGACCATCTGGTTTAGCGGAGTTATCCACAGTAGCGCTTTCCTTAGCCTGATGGACCATAGACAGCGTTTCAGCATATCCGGCAATATCAATTAAATTATCCGGCTTATGTTTGCTGTGTTCCCTAACTACCTTGAATAAAATCATGGCTAGGTTAGCCTCTTCTGATGTGATTGGAGCGGTCAGTTTTTCGGCAAGTAAAGCCGAAAGAAGTGAGGCGTATTTGCCGAAAAAGATAGCGGGGTGGTCGTAGTCTTTTCGGCGGTCGTTGTGAACTAGGTTCTTCGCTTCATCGAGGACGCTCATATAACCTTGGTGAATTTATCTACCTCGGCGAAGTCGAGTTTGCCATCTGGCTTCAAAGGTGTCGGCAAACCGTGAGAACGAAGTAAGGTTACTAAACCGTCTTCGCTGGTCGCAGGTTGGGCTACGGCGTATTCAGAACCATTCTTCACTACATAGGCGTTAGTCATATTTCCTTTCAGCACTATCTTGAGTGCGTAGGGGTGGATTAATGATACGTGGACTTCTTTTAGAAAAGGTGAGTAGGAGTCAAAGTAGTAAGCAGTCTTGCCTTCTAATGCGACAAGTGTAACTGCGTGGGTTGGGTCGTCTTTAAGAATGATGATTTGAAGCGGACACTGTTTAAGGTGATGACGCAGTTCTGATTCACTAGCCACTATTCCTTCATAGGCTATATCAACCTTTGTCGCTCGATTAATAACTTCTTGCGGAATGTCAGCATAGTAGGTTGCCCATGTTGCATTAGGTGGAGTGGGCCAATCAGATTCTTGTACTAAACCAAACTTCCTTACGGTGTCTGCAACTTTGTCCAGGTAATTTCCTTGCGGAGTGGTGTCTGATAGTTTTGCAATGAATCTGTCAGACCAATTAGGTTCGCTGCCGCCTTGTTGCTTGGCTTGAATCTCTAAGACGTTTAAGTCAGAGAACGTTACGCAAGCCATTGTTTCGACCGGATTCTTTTGTTTCTCCGCTACGGGTAAGTAAGGTCGCCAGTCTCCAGACTCTAACTTAACCTCATAAGGTATCGTTCCTCCTACCCAAAGACTTTTTGTAGCACTGCCGAGAAGAACACCAGTATTTTGTTGTGGGATGTCGGGCATTAAACTCCTTTTGTTTTAATTATTGGACCACTGCTCCAAGCGTGACAGTTTGTGCATGAGTATTGTTGTCGCTTGCCAGTCTTGGTGTAACCGAAGCCTTCTTTTTTTAAGTTAGGGGAAGCGCAGTTAGGACAGCCATTAGGAAGGTCTGAGATAAGTGCGGTATTAGGGTGGTTCGTTATCCAAGGCAGGAAGTGAAGGTAAATCTGTTCCAGTAGAACTACGTCACGTTTGTTGTAAGCAACCATCTTCTTCCAAGCCTTCGGGTCGCCAACCATACAACCCTTCCACAAGTTAAAGCCCGTATGGACCATCTTCCTGCCGTAGCCTAAGTAATCACCTAAAGCATCGAGTTTGTTGGAAGTGAAGTTGAAATATCTCTTGGCGATTTTGAGCGTGTCTACTGTCTTGTAAGGTGAGGGTGGTGGGAGATTGTAGTATGTAAATCGAGCGTTGGCTTTTTTGATGTCGAACTGGTCGCCGTTATGGGCTATGAGGATGTCGGCTTCATCAAACAGTCGCCACAACTCTTTAACTAAATGCTTGTCGTCTTCGCTACCTGGCTTGTAGCCTTGGAAGTCTGGAAGCGAATAACTGTTAACCTTGCTCTGTCCTAACCATTTGTAAGCGAAGGAAAGGAAGTACTGCTCTGCCTTAGTGCCTACGATGTTTCCTTCTTTCCAGAGGTCGTAAAACCAGCCAAGAGAAGGAGCGTTTTCTATGTCAAAGAGAAGTATCTTTGGCGTCGTATGCGTCGAGTTAATTTATTGTGAAGTTTGTGGTCCTAAGTTCAACCGTTATGGACCGCAAGGGATTGGATGGGTAGTGAAGTACACGGTTGAAATGGTAAGTGCCTGGGTGAGCGTTGACAGGTATGGTTTCAAGGTCAACAAGTAGGTCTTTATAGCATCCGGTAGTCCCTAGCGTTCCTTGTCTTGGTGGATAGGGTGTAAGGACTTGGTTGACGATAGCTGATTCAAAAGTGGGAGTGACATTTCGATATTTGCAGAAGGTCATGTAGACACGAACGAGTTCGCCTGGGCGATACGTGTCTTTCTCGGGTTTGAGCTGCGTAGGGTTCTCAAATTCTATGACCTTATGAACTATATCTCCGTCGAAGAAGGCCCAATAGAAAGCGGTGATACCTGTTAATAGAACGAATCCAGTAAGTACCGTAATGAGTAAATGTTTTAGATTCACAAGTGTCCAGTTAAAGCTATTCTGACAACCATCCCCACAGCACCTAAGAAAGCAAGCGCCAGAAGAGTAAAGACAATTCGTTCGACTAACTTAATAGCGTAGCGATTGTCTGACTCTTGGCGTGCCTTGTCAGATTCTTCTCGGATGAGAAGTTTAGTTTCGATTTGCTGTCTGTTTTTCATAGAAGTGATTCACATGGAACACCGTCATGGTCGCGGTCCAAGTAAGTAGCATCGTATTCATCAAAAAATTCCTTAGCTTCTCTATAACTGCGGAAGTTAGTACAGCGAATCGGTGTAACAGGATGTGCAGCGGTTTGATATGCGTCGAATGCTGCTAAGAGAAGCAGGCTGAGAGCTATTGCGATAATTATGATAAGGGCTTTCATGGGGATAAGTTATTTGACAAGATTAGTGAGAAGAGTAGGGTGTAACTATGAGAACAACTATCGGAGTCTTCGTCGGATTCGTTTTGGCTTGGTTTCTTTGCTCTTCGAAGGAAAAAATTCGTTAGAGAGCCGGGAGCCAAGTATCGGAATGCGCTTGGTAACATACTTACCCAAGTTGCGGCCTTTATTATCACCACCCGCAATGTTGACTAATCCACCCGCATCCGAGACAGTTGGACCAGTGAGGAAGTCTACACCTTTACCGTATTCTCCAGCTTGAAGCGTATCTAACAGAATGCCCATTGCGCCAACTTGGGCAAGGTCTTCAAAGTAGCGCTTCAATCCTTCGGAATCGCGTTTCTTGCCATTAGCTACAGAGCGAAGGTCGGCTATCACTTCTCCTGCAATGGGGAAAACGGTTCCTAGTATTAAAAGATTTCGTGTTGCACGAGCGAAGTTCTTATTCTTGAGTTCGTCAATAAAGGTTTTGTAGAGCAGTCGTGTTTGGCCGTAGATGTAATTTTTGAATTGAAAGAATACTCTTCCACCAGGGGAAGATGCGAAGATTGGAAGGTCTTGAGGACGAGAACGAAACTGAGTGAGGTCTGTAAACTTCTTAGCAAGCATTAAGATGTCATCTTCATTCAGACTACCGCGTTTTAGTGCCGAAGCAGTATCAACTCCTAGTTCTTCAATGAGCCGTTTGGCTCTTTTATTGTTTGGATTTTTCAATAACGTTTCGAATAGGCGGGCTCCATAGCTTTTGCCAGCATTCGCGGCTATCGTTCGGTTCATGCGTTCCGTTGCAGAAAAACCAGTCACTTTAAGAAATGTCGATAACGCGCCGCTCTCCTTAAGAGTTTCTTGGAGGGTTGAATCTAAGGTAGCCCCGCTTTTTAGGGCGAACTTACGGCCTTGACTGCGAAGTACGCCACGGACACCGGCAGCGACAGCTCTCATATCGGCGGCCAAAAGGGAATTAAGAACGCCCTGGGCTGAGTTAGGAATAGTAGCAAGCCCGAGCTTGAATCCTTGGACCATTCGTAGAGCACGAGAAACTTTCATTGCTGGTGTATTGGCGTCGTTAATCATTCCTAACGCTCGGTCCACTACCACGCGAACAGTATCGGCATCGCCACCAGAATCACGGACTTTCAGAATCAATTGGTTTATCTTTCCGTGGTCCTGTCCGAAACCTTTGATGTGTTCTAATCGAGCGGCTTCATCAGCAACGAATTTAGGGATGACACGAGAAGGGTCAGGGTCATAGAAAGGAAGGTCTATATCTCGTGAATACTCCAATGAACCAACTCGTTTGATGGTCTTATTGCGGTATTTTTGAAGATTGGAAAAAGCCTCGGCGGCATCTTTAGATTGGCCGGATTGGACCATGTAATTTATGAGAGATTCCTGGCGGCCTCCAGTCTCAATAAAATTAACGTAATCGTCCACAAACTGTTTAGCGGATTGTTCGTCCGGTTTTATTTTGAGACGAACGAGGTTTTGAATAACGTCTTTTCGAACAGAGCTTTTCTTTAAGTCCGAAACTGTCGGAATTCTATGAGGCTTGAGGTCATCTATTGCTGGTATTTTGTGGGGATAAAAGTCGGTGCGTTTTTCAAAGGGCGTTTCAACGACTGCGCTAATAGGTGAGCCGCTCATAAGCTTACGCTGTTGTCCTGGCGTCAATCCTTTGATGAAGTCATCATCCGCAAATTTGGTGGCGTCGTATTCAGGAAGAATCTCAGTGCGCCGTTTAACCTTAACGCCGATTTGCTTGGCATAGTCAGCCAACTCATCGGTTTGCGTTCGGACAATCCTGAAAGCATCAACAACCTTCTGGCTCATTGGCTTCGCTCGACCTTCTAAAGAGTCAAGAAGATTAAGCTTTTCCGGTTTGCTTAACTTATTAAGTCGAGCCTCGGTAAGTTGAGCCACCCGCTTACCCGCCTGTACTTCACCTTGGTCAATCGTGCGAGTGAGTAAACTCTTGAGTTCCTTACCAGCCTGACCTTGATGCGCCACTACAGCTTCTGCGGGCCGCAAGAAATTTTTGACGGTTTCCAGAACGCCGGGTTTGGGTTTTATGGGGGTGTGTCCTGCATCTAAGTTAGCTATCAACGCAAAGTTGGTTGTTCGACGCAAACGCTCTTGCGGAGTCGAAGCTTTATTAGGATTCAATTCATCAAATTGTTGACGAAAAGATTCTTTGAGTGGCGTAACCGAATGAGTTTGAACGGAACGACCAATAGCATTTAATCGTTCGCGGACTGGTGTCAAACCTTGTTTGATACCTGCGGTTGTTGCATCTCCAATCTTTTTGCCTGTTGCACTAGGAAAAGCAACGGCTTTCCGAGCTATATCAAATTCAGTGTTTACAACCCGGCCAATAAAATTATCGAGTTTTTGAAGAATTGATTGAGATTCTTTTTTGCGAGGTCTTCGAAGGCGAGGCATTTAATCCCAAAACTTAATTTTGTCCCAAACATTTTCAAAGAAACTTGGCGCATAGTCATCCCAGGTATCTTCGGCGTATTGTTTGAGTTCTTCTTTATCGTCCTGAGGAACGGTTGAATCATCGATGGCAGCTCGCACTTCTCCTAAACCAGCCCCGTCTTCAAACATAGAATCAATTTCATCTTGAAAGCTTTTAAAGTCAGAATCCTCTAATCGGCCACCAACCAATTGACTACCACCACCGTAAATATATTCGTTCTGTTGGTCCTCGGAGAGTTGAGCAAAATCAGTGATACTCATTCCGGCTGCTGCTGCACCTTTAGAGAGTTGAGAGTCAGTGAAGCTAGAATTAGCACTACGACGAGTTGTTCCGCGTGAGGACGACCGAGTCGTAGCTTTTGTGCGCTGACCTAGATAGTCTAAGAACGTACCGCCAAAACCTTGCTCTTGAGCGTATTCGTATTCGGCAATATCGCTAGTAGCTGCTTCGGGAGAAATCTCTACCTTGTACACGTTGGACCAATCCTGCGAACCGCCATCAGCAAAGAATTCATCGGGCGAAGAATAGGCTTTACCATCACTGGAGCGATATATAGTTCCCCCAACATCGTAAAATGGCTTATCAACGCCGTACTGAAGAGCAAATTCTTTGGCCGCTTTCTGCTCCGATTTAGCAAGTTGGTCTAATTCCCGTTGGTACTTATTCATACTCAACAAGAATTCAAGTTGCTCTTGACCGCTTTTGTAGTTCTGTAGGCCAAAGCTCATCATCGTCTCTAAGCCCTTGAGCTGTTGAGTGCGAATACTCTGAGCTAACTGTAGTTGGTCCACTAGAGGGGCTTGCATCGCCGCCAACGTCTTGAGTTTGAGGTTAGCTTGCTCAACGATGTTCTGTTGCTCACCAATAATAGCTCGCATTGGTACAAGCTTCTGTTTAGCGTCTTGAATCCCAGCCTCGGCAGACAAGTTGGTGTTGAGCATTTGATTTTTCAAATCATTGAGCTGCTGCTGAAGCTTAGTGGTTGCAGGGTCGGGCTTGAGGGCATTCAAATACTGTTGCTGTAATGATTGTTGCTGCTTGATGAAATTGGCGTAGTTAGCTTGGTTCTGCGCAATAAGAGATTGAATATCTAAATTTGTCCTCGGAACTGCTGTGAGTTGCGAAGAGTTAATTTGAGTCGAAGGATTGATTTTTAAAGGCGTGACTAACTGCTGAGCCTGAGCCGCAATAGCCTCAGGGGTCATGCCTTGCTGAGCGTTCACCAAACTATCGTAACTGATGCTTTGCGAAGTGGGACTAGATTGGTTTAGTGCTTCTTGCTGTGCTCGGCGTTCAGGTGAAAAAGCCGTAATACCGGAAGCTGGGCCTGGGGCAGCTCGTTCTGCTGCAAGCCTTGTTATGTCAGGGTCAACGTAAGGCGTAATATTTGTAAGTTGCTTCGATGGGTCATTGGCTAATTGCTCGCCTTGTGCAACAGTCGTTGCGCCGGCATTAACTTGATTTCCTAATGTTGCGAGGCGTTTCTGTTCGGCGAGCTGTTCGTAAGTGGAAAGTCCTCCCGTTTGGGCCTTGTAGCCGGTAAGTAAAGAGGTTGGTTTATACCTGTTATCCTCACCCATTGAATACAAACCTAATCTAAGCACATCTTCTGGTCGTGCTACGTTTTCACTTCCGAGAAAAGAGAAGATTTGGCTAACGTCGCCAGTAGTGAAATTTTTAGTGGGGTCGTTAGGATTGAAAACCGTGAAAGCACGGCTTCCGGTATCTGTGCCGGCGGCCGTAAGGTATTTCCATGTGGGGTCTATGGTATAGCCGCCTATGGTGAGGGTATTGGTAGTCATAAGATTAATTACTCAATGTAAATAGAAACGGCCATATCAACAGAGGTTGGATTGGTGGTCCATGTGGGCGTGATTAAGAGGATGTCGATAAAATCCCCTGCTGCCACGTTAATGCTTAAACTGCTATTGCTGAATGCGTTGTTTGTTGCGTTGGTTTCAACGGTAGTGGAAATGTTTGTGTTCGTAGTGTCATTGAGGCGAATAGCGACCGTTGAATCTTCGCCAGAGCTTAATGTGCCGGCTACGTTGATAGTGCCGTAAGCTGCTTTGATGGTTCCCGCTTTGGGGATATAGAGTCGGGTGCTGCCCCCGGAAGTTGTTGGTAAGGTTGCGAGACGAGTTGAACTGACATAATAGGTTGTTGCATCGGCTGGTGCGAAGCTACCGTTGGCAGTTTGACGAAGAACGTAACCTATTCCTCCAGTTACAGTCCCCCAAGTGCCGTCTCCTCGTAAGAACTTTGTCGTGTCGTTTGGAGCTTTCGGAACGAAGCCGTGCTTCGAAGTTGAGACATCGTTGGTCGTGATGTCGGAAGTTGAAAGGTCCGAATCTTTAACGGTATCCCAATTCCCTTGTCCATCCATGAACTCAGTAGCGGTATTGGAAAGCTTTTTTAAGAAACCATGCTTCGAGGTCGAAGCATTGTTGGTTGCTATGTCGGAGGTAGATAGGTCGCTGTCTTTGACAGCAGCAAAAGCGGGAGTGGAGTCGCCATTAAGAAACTGAGTTGCATTTGCGGGTGATTTAGGAGCGAAACCATGTTTGGTTGAGGTAACATTATTTGTAGTTACGTCTGAAAGCGATAAATCTAACTCAGTAATAGGTGTGATTAAAGTCGCTTTCCAACCCGGAATGGAGGTGTCGTAGTAGTAAAGCTGACCGTTATAGATAACAAACTGTTCATCAAACTTTCGTGGAACGTGCGTCGGTGCTACGGGAAAAGTCTTGATAAGACCAGACAGAGTTTGAATGTGAAGGCTAGAAGAGTTGGGTGTTGGGTTCGTCGACTTGTTCTCCATAAATGTCGATGCGTTTAATGTAGCTGTAGTTAAGATGACCGGGATAAGAAAGTGTGTAGCCTAAAGCAAGATAATCAGTAATGGCTCCGTCGGAAGGATTGGAAGGGTAAAAGGATAATTTCTGACTGTTGCCGAAAGTGGTATCTACAGTGTTGTCACAAGTAAAGACATAACGACTTGAATAGTCTCCGGCGGGATAAATATTTACAGTTATGGTTTGGTCAGTGCTAAAACGTAAGCCGTAGATTATTACAATCTTATCAACACGGTAGGTATCGCCTAAGTCAAAGAAGTTAGTAAAAAATTCTGTGTCAACGTTCGTTGCCCCATATGAATTCGTTGAAAACCGGAAAAGACCATCATTGTAAGCCGCGAAAATATTGGTTTCCGAAACAACCTCGATGCAAGTGACATTTGAGTTATTCACTCCGCTGTTAATGCGAAACGGTTGAAACAACGTTTCAGGAGTATCGACTGCCATTTGGCCATAGGAGAAAAGGTAATCAACACCCTGTGGTCCCCAAAGGAATGCATTTTGAAATACGCCCTTGGATTGAGAGTATCCTTTTTGAGGAGCTTTTAAGTGGCCAGTCGTGTTGCTTCGAACCTTAAGAGGTTGCGAATTGAAATTAAATTTGTACAACCCATCTGCACCAATAGCGTAAACCCAATCGCCAATGCGTTGGAGGGCGCTTACTACCCCTTTATCCGGTATGACCCATTCCTTGTTCCAAGAAGGACTAAAGGTATCCCAAAAAAGAATCCTAGTTGTCCTACCGTTGTTGATGTTTATTATTAGGTAGGTTCCGTCGTCTTCAATATCATAAACGGTATAGTCGGATTCGAAGTCTAGTACATTCGTGTTATTAGCTGCGGTTCCTGCGTTGTCATAAACCTTGCCGATTCTGTCTAAATTCCCGTAATACACAGCGCCATTGAATCTGTGAGTTGGACGAAAACTGGTAGATTGAAGACCAGTAAAATGATTATCAGTCCAGCCCGTAGGGTAAGTTCCAGAAATGTCCCAGCGACCGATTTGAGTGGTGTTGAAATAGTACATATATTCGGTCCCCGCTGGTGGTTTGAAGAAGAACAATCCGTCAGTTGTTGCGTTAGAAGAACTTCGTAGGACCGTAACGCCACTAGCCGAAGTTGCGGTTTGACTAATTTTATAAAAGTCGCCATTCGTTTCGGATGTGGCATAAATGAATGAAGTGTCACGTAAGGCAGTCGCTTTAATACTGTCGACAATCTTTGTTGCGCCAGAATCAATGTTGATTGGGTTGCCAGTATGAATCAACATTCCTGGGTATGAAAAATCGAAAAGCTGCCAACCAGGAGCCTTCCAAAATAATTGCTTACTCAGATTTTCAGAGTCGCCAATCCCTGAAAGAAAAGCATCCCTCCCCCACGATAGAATTTTCTTACTGTTGGCCATTCGGCTTAGTTAATCTCTTTGTAAGATTACTTTTTTCAGAATTACTTTTTTCTCGAAGCAGGCTATCTGTCTCTTGAGATAACGAAACTTTATCTGCTTCAAGTTGAGCAATGAGGTTCCGCATATTCTTAGTAGCCTCATTAATTTGGTTTTCAGTCAACTTTTCATCTTTGTGTTTTAGAATCAAGTCAACCTCAAACTCACCTTCGTGTTGAGCGTTCTTCTTTAATGGATTGATGTTTAGAGCTTCTAATTCACAATCTGGATTTGCGTCTAAAAGAAGCTTTTGGTGAGCGGCGATAGTCTCTGGCCTATCATTGGGAAGAATGTAGCGTATTTTCATTTACTCATAATTAATGTTTTCAGCTTGAAGTGAGATTTGGCCGGTATGCACTGAGAAGTCGTTGAAGAGTCGGGCTTCCATTTCTTTATACATGCGGTCGTAAAGTTGCGCCTTGCTTGTGTCGGGTTGAATAGAAGTAAAGTAGGTTCTAAGGGCGTCGTAAACAGGAAGCTCACAGTAAGCTTCGGGCAAGAGAGACATTTGGCCTACGATGTAAGCTGCGTTACCGGCTGCGATAGAAGTCCCTTGGTAGGATTTGAATAGAGTAATGGTTGTAGTTGAACCACTAGACACTATCTCATACCAATAACCATCGCCTTTGTTAGCAGTATCGCTTTCAGTAATTCGCAAAAACCTTCCTGCCATCGAAGCAGTCCAGGTCGTGCCGGTCCCCACAATCGCCGTTGACCCATTAGTGGCTGTAAGAACGCCTCCGGTCGTGTAGTCGGCAATCGACAGGTCTTTAGGTACAGCTCGACCAAAGAAGTTGACGGTTGCTCCTCCGTTAAGAGGGGTGGGGAATAGACCAACCTTCCCTGCTCGCTTGTAGAAGTGGGTGGGGATATCAGAAGAGATAGAGGTTTGAGTTAACACTTGCCAATCACGTTCGGAAGAAACCTCTTTGGGTGTATAAGTGACGTTATTGAGAGTGACACTAAGAGTTTCGAGCTTGCCGATGCGCTGCGGGATTTCAATGAATTGAGTGGCGGCACTCGTAGTAGCTGTGTCGGTGCGTTCCAAGAAGGGCCACTGGAATAAAGCTAAAATCCGCTTTTCAGCGACGTTCATCAGCGTATCAGCAGTAGTGAGATTGGCTGACGTCGAATTGTTGGTGAGGGTGCCGAACAAATTGCGTCGGCCTGTATAGCTCAACATTAAATGTAGTTGATTTCTTCTCCACGACGAACGGCGTCATAACGCTCATTCATAAAGGAGGGATTAAAAGTCTGATTGAAAGGATGTTTGATTTGCTTGTTGTGAGAAAAAGCTATTGCTTTGTTGTCTCTGAGTAATTTGAAATTGTAATTAGCCAGGTGCGCTCGAAGGGCTACGTTTACGTTATCTCCTGCCCAGTGACCGTCCATTTCTTCATCGAAGCCGCCTATCTTTTTTAGACAATCGAGCGGAGCGGCTCCCCAATCAATCTCCCAACTCTGCCAAGTCATCTGAGCGTCGGGGTGCGCTCGCCAGTCCCACTCTGTGTTGGTCCAATCGACGGTCTGACCTACGGGTGCGGTAAAGAAAGTGTAAGGGTCTTTCTGGTAAGCATCCCAAAACTTTTGCAAGCCATCGTGGTCAATCTTTATGAAGTCTTGGTAAGAGACTATAAGTTCTCCTTTTGCGCGACGAAGCATTCGGTTATAAGCCGCGTTGAGGTCGTGCTTGGTCCGCAAACCGATTTCGACTAACCATTCGAAGTCGGTGAATGTTTGGCGCTCAAGACATTGTTGATTATGTGAGAGTCCCTCGGGTCGGATTGAAGGAGTTAAGACGCTGATTTGCATAGGCCATCTTCTAAGGATTGAGCATATTTGTGTTCACTCCACTTATCCAAAATGTAATCTCGAGTATTAACTTCTGTGTCTCGCAGTTGAAGGATTGCATTTCTAATCTTTTCGGGTTCAGGGTCAACTACTAACCCTTGCCCACACTCATACACATATTCACTTGTCTTATCTGAGTCCTTCATTGCAATTACGGGAATGTTCATAGCCATCGCTTCTAATACTGTGCGTTGAGAGCCACCAGTCCAGAAAGAAGTGATGCAGCAAGTTTTGGACGCGGCATATAGGTATCGAAGTACCTGGGGGTCAACATGGGGAAGAGCAAGTGAACCTGTCTTTTGTACCCAGCCGATAATCGGGTCTTCGTCGGCGACGATGTAGCCCGCTGTTACGCTGCGCAGTCCTTTCGTAGCTTCGGCGTATAAGTGGTGTCGCTTCCATCCCGCATAGGTTGCGGGTAAACAAGCATCAAAAACTTTCTGCTGTTCTGGTATTGGTTTGAAAAGGTCTGTATTGGTTCCGAAAGCTGTCGATACTGATTTGCCTAATGCCTCGAAGCGTTCTTTATAACTCTGTGATTCAACGAAGAAATGGTCAAAGTATCCGTATGTTGGACCATCCACTTGGCCCCCGGCAAAACACAGGGCCATGGGGATGTTCAATTCGCTTAGAGGGGCGGCATTCGGTCTGGTGCAGTCTCCCCACATTAGAATGACGTTGGGTTTGAAGAGTGCTACGTCACGTCGGATGTCCGTGGATACCTGTATAGAAAAGTAGGGATGGTAAAGGGTATAGTCTTGGCCATTCATTGAACAGGTAAGAATCTGAACTTCGTGGCGTTGTGATAACTTCTTGATTGCGGCTGCGAGTCCGTCCTGCCATGTGAAGGTTTGCGGGTCGTAGCTGGGCCAATCCCATACAAAGGATAGTTTCACTTATCTGGAGTAATTTTTTTAAGAATCGACTGAATCATCTGTGCCGCTTCAAGACTTCCGGGTTGTGCGGGCTTCAAAGTTATTTGAGAAAATACCTGGCTGATAAATGCCTTTTCCTGTTCAGTAAACAATTCAGAAGGTTTCATTGTAGATTGATTTCTGTTACTCCTGCCTCGGCAGACTTGCGAGCAACGATTAGGTCTTGATTCTTAACAATATTAACGATGGTCTGACGAAACATTCGCCTAGCAAAGTTCGCTTTAGTTTCAGGATTAGGAATTTGCGAACCTGGAGCTTGGGGGTCGAATATCATTGTCTGATAGTTATATTCGAGACAAATTGCATCAACTATTTTTGATGCTGGAGTACTGCCGGTGTCGTAGGTAAAAGTAAGAGTAGCCATTAACCAATAAGTCCTAATGATTTTAAATCACCAATTAATGTACCAAGCACGTCGGCGAGTTCATCGACCGTTGTAGAATTCGCGTCATAAGTTTTATCTGTCGTAACGTTGGATGTCGTGTAGGCAGAAGGTTGAACGACCGGAGTGGCATTAAAGAAGCCAAGCTTTTGAGTGGTGGCGGTGCCGATTTTAGTTCCGGTTGTGCTATTAAGGACGATGTTCTTAGCATCAGCGATGGTGATGTGTTCAGAAAAAGTTACACCGTCCGAAAACGTAAAGCCCGCTCCGCTACCAACCGCATTAAATGTAACTCCACCTGTGGAACCAACGGTGGCTGAATAATAGTTCGAGGTGTCATAACCTACTCGCAACTGTTCGCCAGTGCTAATAAGATGAAGTCTTGCAGAAGGTGTTCCAGCACCAGTACCGATGCCAACATTTCCGGCATCAACGTCAAGCAACATAACAAAACTCAAGCCGCTTGGTTCATATCCAAAAATGATGTCAAAGCTACTGTTGTAAGATTTGAAAAACAGCCCAGCTCCTCCACCGTTTGCTGAATCGTTTAAAACAAAGCCTCCCTTTTTGGTTGTGTCGGCGCTGAAGAAGTCCATGTACGTCCCTTCTGAGGTACTGGACGAATGAAGATTGAAGCCTGGCCATTGCGCGCCTGTAAGAGTGACGCCGCTGAACGCAGACGCGTTGATATTTAGCCCGCCAGAATTAACTGACAAGGTGTTAGTAGACTTGTCATAAGTTAAACCGGAATCTCCGCCAAATGAACCGCCATCGTTAAATTGGACCTGGGTATTGGAACCGCCTGGTGAAGTGCTGGCGACATTTAGAGTAGTGCCGGAAAATGAAAGATTCGTACCCAAGGTAATTTCTTCTAGGTCGCCAGTTGATGGGGAAGCTCGGCCTAATAACTTGTTGGTCGAGACGTTCTGCATTTTTGCAAATGTCACAACATCATTGTCGATGGTCCAAGCGGCGCCGCTACTTGAAACAGTGACGTCTCCTTTATCTCCGTCAGAAAGGCCGGCTGCGGCGATAGTGATGTCCTGGCCGCTTTGGGTAAGCGTAATGTTACTACCACCAGTCAAAGTAACATCGCCTTTAAGTTTGGCGCTGCCGGACTTCGCTAAGGATTTAACGTCTCTTGTAACTACGGGCATTTAAGTAAAATATGTATAGCGAACACCGTCGCCATTTACGGTCGAATCAATAAATACGTCAGCTAAGTTATCTATCTCAAGCTCAAAAGCATCACCCGGTCCAAGAAGAATTCCAGTGCCCGTCGCAATGGTAGCGTCGACACCGGCGGCTCCCACGGCAATCCAGCCCGTATTGTCGGTCCGCGCTTGAATAGTCACACGCTTGCACGCGGTGGACGCAGCTAAAGCCTCGTCTGTACCGGCGGAGGCCACAGTTTTGACTCCGTGGGCAATACCCGTAATGTTCTGGCCTAAACTTAAACCGCCAGGAACAGCTACGTCTTGGGTTTTCTTGCCGGCAGAGACTAGGAAAACTTCATCAATCATAAAAGTCTAATTGCTTGTTTAAGTCTTCAATGTCGTAAAGCGTATCCCTGATAGAATCGAGCTTGGTTTCGTCAAATACCTTATCGACCACTCGGTGTTTCTTGTTTTCAAATGCTTGGTCTAATTGTTTTTGTTTTTGTATTTCCCTTTTCTTGTGGTCTATGTCGGCCTTAACACGTTTCATATCACCCCTACTTAAAACGCCTTGTTTCAATTGCTGTTCGATGTCCGGTTCAAAATTGGAAGGATTGAGCGTTTGCAACTTAGCCCGCTTTTCGTTTTGTAAAGCAACGTAAGTCCAGACTGCATCTAGCTTATCCATGCCGCGGTTCTTAGAAAGTACTTTCAAGATTTCAAAGCGGGCGTTTTTATCTTGAAAGTAGGTAACAATGTCTCGGAGTTGGTTGTACCTTTGCGGATTTGTAATCTCGTAATCCTTCATTCCAACCAATTGAATAACTTGGGTGGCGATAAGGGGGTCGAGATTTAAGCTATTAAAAGTTCGTTCCATTGATTTGCGATGACAGTCCAATCAAAAGTTTTCTTAGCCCACTGTCGCATAATTAATCGAGTCTCTTCGGAAGGCGGGTTTTTAAGTAAGTCGATAATCTTGTCGGCCATCTGGTCCAATAGAGTTTCGTCTGTACAAGCAAAATCTGTTTGTCCAGGCAAAAACCAAGTGTCGTTAGTTAGGTTGGAGTGAAAGAAGAAACCGCCGTGTCCCGCTTTTTCACCGACTGCTGAAAAATCTGTTGCGACGGGTATGGTTCCAGCGGCCATTGCTTTTGAAAGAGAGATACAATCAATTTCAGCGAAGCCGGAAGGATAAGCCCATACATTAGCTGTTAAAGAAAGGCGAGCTATCTCATCGTGATTGACGCGGCCAACCTCCTTGATGCCAGCGTCCTTAACTGCTTTCTGCACCGAGGCTTTCCAATCCATCATTGCTTGGTCATCGCTATAGGCGGCATCAAAGGTTCCCCAACCATAGGCCCATACGCATTCGGCATCAGGCACAGCTTCTTTAATCTTGGGGAATATCTTCGCCAACGCGGTGATGCTTCGGTCGGGGGCGGAAGTGTTAAGAATGAGTTTTGGATTGCGGGTCGGCTGGTCGAACTGTGTGGGGTCAATGCCATTAGGAATGACCACAAACTTGTTATCAGGAGCTTCAGGGAAAAGTGAACGGTGGAACTTCGATTTAACTAAAATCTTTGTAACGCGCTCTAAGCGAGAAGGCGTGAGTTCTGCCGGCTGAATAACATCATGAAGGTCTAAGTAAATCTTGGGAGCATTGATTTCAAAGTCTAGGTAAATGGGTACTCGCCACAACACAACCACGTCTTGCTTGTCTTTATAATTCCACGTCCAGTATGGGGCGTAAGTGACGTTACCAAATTTCTGTGTCTTGTGACCGCAGTTATTGTAAACGGTTACATTCCAGCCTTTCTCAGTTAAGAGATTGCTAAGGTGGTAAACAGCTTCCTCAGAACCTCCGATGCCTTTTGCTTTAATCGTGTCGGGAGTCCACTCCTCTTGGGTGTATCCACAGTAAATGACCAAATCCTTGCCGGAGCTTTCCGTTTTGAGGAAGTTGATATTTCGTAAATTACAAATACCGGGATGGGACTTGAATTCGTCTGGAATTTTATCAAGCTCTCGACGGAGCTTTTCTTTGTCTTCGATTTTCGAAAGCCTTTTGATGAGCTGGACGACTTTGTCAAACTTGACGACTTCTTTTTTGATGACTTTGATGAGGTCTTTGACTTGCTGGTCATTGGGATAGATTTTGGCACAACCTTCTAAGAGAGGGAGCGCGAAGTCTGGACGTGCAAGTTTGAAGTAGACCTTCGCCAACTCCATCATGGGAACGTAGTCGTAATCCCTGGGGTTGTAGACGATTATTTTGTGATAAGGACGTGGCTTGGGAAGGCCGGTTAAATACATCTCGGCGGCCTTCTGCAAGAGGTTCATTTGAGAATAAAGAGAACCGAGAGTGAAGTAGGCATCAGGGAAATTAGGCTTTATACCTACAGCAGTTTGCGCATGAAGAATAGCATCGTCATTCTTGCCAATGGTCCAAAGAACTTCGCTAAGACGAAGGTGAGCAATGTATTTTTCATCCTCGCTCTTCGACATGGATAAGAACTTGATAAGGTTCTCAAACGCTTCTCGATATTGCTCGGTGCCGACATAAGAGTTTCCGACGTTCCAGTAGGAGCGCGGGTCGTCAGGTTCATCGGCTAATTGAGCAAGGGCTATTTCTAAATTACGGTGCGCTGCTTGTTCGTAACGCTTTGGATTAGAAAGGTGGATACGTTCGATACCGTCGATGTGATAGCGCGTGAGCTGCCGGTTCTCTCGGAAGTCTTCGTGTAATCTGCCTACCCAAGTTACACAGCCATCATTCTTAACAACTTGGGTCTTTGCATGAACGACGGTCGGATTCTTGTTCTCATCGAACGCATACATGTAAAAGAACGAATAGGCATCTGCCGGATGCTCTTTGATGATGTCTTTGAGTTGCTCTAAACCGCGAACAGCATCATCAGCATCAAGCCACAGAATATACTCATAGTCTTTAGGGACTTGTGAGAAATTGAAATTCCTGGCTTTCGAGAAATCGTTACACCACTCGAACTGCGACACGTGAGCTTTGTAAAGCTGACAAACCTCAGTGACTTTGCTGTTTGGCTGCGTAATGGTTACGAAGATGCCATCAACGTAAGGTGCGGTAAGGGATAAACACTGGGCGAGAGCGTGGGCTTCATCATCTGTACCTTTGCAGATTAAGGCAAGAGCGATTTTGGGTGAGGTCATATTCGGGAAGTAACTCTAAACTCGGGGAAGCGATTGCCAAACCAATGCTGACCTTTAATGGAGTTGAAGTATTTGTTTTCGGATTCTGACAGAAGCTTGTTGAACAAGAAGAACAGCGTTTCGGGAAATTCGTTTAGAGGGCGCTCTAAAGCGTCGGTCTTATTTGTTTTGGTGATGTCCCCAAACTTGTTGGGAAGATGCTTGCGGCGTTCGTTGATTTGCTTGCAGACAGCTTTGTATTCGTCAACGTAAAACTGTTTGTAAGCTTCGACAACGCCAACTATTTTGTTTTGGAGCTCCGAATAATCGGCCATAGATTGTTCTCACATTGCGACTCCTCTTAACCAATGTGAGTAGAAAAGAGGAATCAACAATCGTTACGGTAAGGTTAACGAGAAGCCGTCTGCATACCAGTTTGAGTCCTGGTTATGAACTTCGAGAGTGAACTTACCGACAATCGCACGATTGTCGTAGTCACCACTGCGAGCCAAACCAGTATCAACGTAAGGTTTTTGCAGGAAGGCAATTTTCAACTTCTCTGGACGTAGAGCCAAGACACGACCAACTGTTACGTTGGCATCGCTGGACTGTTGTAAGTAGCGATGAGTGTGAAGGTTCAAAGTACCAAAGGCAGTTTGATAGGTAGAAACAGTGCGTACAACACTGGTCATGCCAACACCATTGACTACTACGTTGCTCTTTTGAGTGAAGTAGTCAGTAGCCTTGCGCAAGAACGAACCCATGAATAGGTCGGTAGCCACATCACCATTGCTGTTATCCCAGTTGAGTTTCATTAACCCATCTAAGATGGTGGCGTTCCAGGTTACAGCGGAAGTGTGAGAAGTGTAGTTCGTGCTCTTGGAGATAGCAGCGATAATACCGTTCAACTTCGGAGCAGTACCGGATACACCGGAGGCGAGAGTAGCACGGACCAAATCGAATTCGGCGGCGTTAGCCCAATCCATCAAAGCTTTTTCAGTTTGGCGCTGCAATTCATTACCACCTTGATAGTGGGAAATGTCTTGCTGAGTGCGCGAAACTTTGAAGTTGATGGCAACGATTTCGACAATGTTCGTTAAGCGGCTCGGGGTTGAGTTGGCGCTGGCAGTGTAGTCAGCGGCTTCCTCAACGGCTTGCGAAGCGGCAGTGCGTAACGTATCAGTCAGATAAGCGTGAATGGTGTTGATAGCAGTCGTCTTGCCTAACATGTTGAAGATTTGAGTCTCCCGGGCAGTTAGGATTTCGATAGCGTTCATCACCACGTCTTCGCGAGCAGATACGTCACCGTATGTACGCAGAATTGCGTCTGATGCCATTTAAGTAGTGGCTTGGAAAGGAACTATTTCGGAGCAAGCTCTGGATAAGCTTCTAAGACGGCTCCAACGGCGGCTGATTTGGCCGCTTGGTCATTACCGGCTTGAAGAGCTTCTTTGGCTTGCGTGAATTTATCTGTTACCTGTCCCAAGCGAGAGTTACTTTGGAGGACAGATTTAGACTTTTCAATTTCGTTGTAGGCTTTTATTTTTTCGTACTGCTCCTTGAATCCTGGGGCTGAAACTAAATCAGCAGGACTCTTGCCGGACAATGCGACCATGTTTTTGAAATCGTCATTGTTGTAATCCGGGTTTTGAGCGTAGAACATCGTCTCTTTAAGTTGTTGCTCAAGAGAACTGACCTTGTTTGAAAGTTCAGGGTCAGCCACAGTTTTTTCAACGACCTGTGGTTCGACTTTCTTTCCGACAAAACTGGTCAAATTTGCAAGACCAGCTTTGGCAGTCTCTAGGTCTGAATAATTCCTTTTTGTGATGGCATTAATCTCTTCTAGAGTTAAGCCTTTAGAATCATTCTCACTACCTTCTGATGGGACAACGTCGTTTGCGCTCTCACCAGGGACGGCTTCTGAGGGATTGATTTCTTCGTCCATTGATATATCTTTTCTGTTTAATAAGTTCTTATTCGACCACTAAGAACGTAATTAATAATGAACAATGATTTCTTCCGTTACTTGAGTGACTGTGTTGTTGGAGTGTTGTTCCGCTCGGCTTTCAATCTGCTTAATAAGGGCAACAAGGGTTTCAACGGCCATGCGGCGGGACTTCAAATCCACGATTACATTCTCTGGTGTGCCATCGACATTCATAATTGATTGAAGGTCCATAATCTTTTCCATGAGTCGGTCCTTCACCCAGCGCCAACCGTCTGACTCAACATAACTAGCAATCATCTGACCCTCTGCTTGGATTGTTGCTGTTTCGCTATCCACGTGCGTATGCCTGGGCGTGGCCTAATGCTTCACCCGTATTAGCTTGAGTCATAACTTCAGTTGGGTTCTGTTGGCCCACAGTCGGAGGTGGAGTTGTCATTGGGGGTAAGGCGGGAGCGGTGAATGGTCCAATTCCCATTAGGTCAAAGAGTTCATCCAGAATCGGCTTCTTGTATTCGGGTGCAGCCTGTAGAGCAGAAATCAAATTCTGCATCAACACGCCTTTATCGAAATCTTCATTGGTGATTTGGACATCAACATCATAGTCCATTATTTCCATGGCATCTAAAACCTTTACAAAACGCTGGTCGCCAGAAGCTTGTAGTTGAGCGATAGCCCGTTGAATCTCCTGTTGGGCCTGGATGGGGTTTACAAAACGTCCTGCGGTATTAATCGCGTCGATTTGCGTGTAAGCAATCTGGTGAACAAGTTGAGCATCGTAAACTTCTAAAGATTCAGGGTAATAACGAACGACTGTTTCTCGTTTGAGAGCTTTTAGGATAACCGGCATTGCGTGACGCGTTACCCAACGCTCCAAGAACATTCCAATCCCTTCTTTGATAAGTACAAACTGAGAAGTGGCGTTTCTGTTTTGGATAGCGCCAATCGTGGCGGTGGTCGAAGACGGTAAGGATTCACCTGTAATGGCTTCGAAAGCGGAGGTTACTTGGCGGGACCAAGATAAAGCGTTCTCTTCGTCCTTGTATGACGCTGCGGACGCTTCTTGCATAACGAGCTGCTCAATGTCTTGCATACTCTGAACAGTGATAGCACCGTTGGCGCTTAACTTGGATAACGATTGCGGTGTGACACCTGAACCGGAACGAATTTTGAAAATACCTAACTGAGAAACGTATGCGCGAATGATGCGAATGTTAACGATGGTGTTGATATAAAGCTGCATCATCATCACCTTTTCGGCTACGCCTTTGCCATACCATCTGCCGGGAACGCGGGTGTACCAGGCTTCTTCGTAAGGCTTTAGCTTTTTGGTGTTTTCTTCGATTAAGTGAACAGTCCAAGTGCCGTTAGTGGCAGAGGCAACGATGTGACCGTCAATGTATCCATTGTCTTCCTTCTTTCCGGTCTTGAGTCGTTTCGGCATCTTGCCCCAACGCTCAAACACTTCCACTAATCGAGTGTCGCCGGTGGTTTGGAAACTTAAATTGGCTTCTCCATCCCTACGGTCTAAATTGGTGGTGCCGACAATCTGGTCGGTGTTAATCCAACCATCCATGCCTCTAGCTTCGTCTTCGGTGATAACTGCGCGTTCGATAACAGCTTCGGCTTCTTGGATGGAGTGAGCTGTGGGGTCTATATAAAAATTCAAAAGGTCCACAGGAAGAATCTTGATGCACTTCTTCTTGCGAACCTCATCGGTGTATTCAATGGTTTTCCAAACAGCGGTTCCGTCGACGGCTAAAGTACGTTCAAGCTCATCTAACGCTTCGCCGAAGTGAATGTAATCAAGTTCATTCTTAACTACATTTCTAACGAGTCCAGTTAACCCAATAGCCTCAGGCCGCTTAGCTCGGAAAGAAATGTCTTTCGTGTCGAGGTCGATGTTTTTAACAACTGATTCGACTAACGACTCAGTTAATGGAACCCAAATCTTTTTCCGTCCGGTTGTAGGGTCTATCGGCTCATCAAAGATTCCCCAATAGTTTTTGCGAAGCTGCCGGATTAGATTGCGCATCTGGAAGGCTACTTTCTCAGTTACGAAAGCAGTTCCAGTTTCCCACTGAGTCTTTTCGGATTTGATGAGGCCGATGGCTTCCTGCTGAATTTCAGCGTCGGTCATGTATATGATTGTTTATAAAGTTGGAAATCTTGATTCATTTGAGTAGGTAAGGCAGGTTCGGGAGCCATGGCCCAATAGCGGAAGGCGTCTGCGGCGTGAGAGGTCCAATCGTGGAGAGGTTTATCAGTGAACTTCTTTAGGTCGTCGTCCCATTCCCTGCGGTAGTTAATGAGGGCGTCGAGTCCTAAGCGGCATTTCTCTTTATCAAAATGGCAGAGGGCGAATTTTTCTTTCGCGGTAAGAATGCCTTGGTTAACGTCTTCTCGAGACAGGATGTAAAAGTTGATGCCTAGCTTATGTGCGGTGTCGGCGATAGTCTCGGCTTCGATGGTTCCGGTAACTTGACGTTTACGTAAATCGTGAGGGCCAAAGTGCTGGCCGTAAAAATAACCTTTCTGGTCCAACAGCTGTCTGTAGTGAGAGAAACCTTTGCCTGATTCTTGGTAGTAGTCAATGAATTTAGCTATAGAACCAGTCCATTGAACGAACCAAATTGCCATCGAATCCCCGACACCAATATCCCAATAGGTGTGAACAGGGTAACGAGAGTCATAAGGTACTTCGCCAATTCTTGCCTCGGCTGCTGCTTTATCAATCTCGTCTTTGTAAATCGCACCGGGAATGATGGGATTATCCCAATCACCATCTCTCCAAGCTCGTTTAAGGTTGGGGTCGGCGATGGATTCAAGTTGTGCGACGTAACCGGGGTCAGCCTGTAGGAGTTTGGGGTTGTCTTCGACTTTAGCGTGAATGAATATCCGGTATCTCTCAATAAGTTCGCCGCTTACAACGGCACTCATCCCCAAGAGAGGCTTGCCCCAAGAAAATTTGTCTTCGATATTCCATCTGTCCTTTACCCATTGGTGGCCGATATTGCCTGGGTTCGTAGTGCAGAAGACTTGAGCCTCGATACCTTCAACAGTTGAGCGGCAACTTGAAATCAGTTTTTCGTAACTTCCAACATCAGGAATCTGCGTAAGCTCCTCGATAAGCATTCTTTGATACTCATGACCTTGATACTGTGTGTAGGCGTTCTCGTCTTTTAGGTGGCCTGTTCTGAAAATTGGACCACTGGGCCAGCGGATTTCTACCGGAGAGCCGATAAACTCAGCTCCTAAGGGTTCGTAGAGTGCTTTGGCTTTATCAATCCAGTCGGAGAGGTCTTTCGCGTTTAGACGGATAATGAGAGCGCGATACTTTTTCAGGCTGTCAATCGTGATTTTGCCGGCTTTAAAGTCATAAAAGGGATAAAGCAACCAACCTATTCCCGCTGCGGTCTTCCCTCCCCCTCTGGCTCCACCGTAGAGGACTTCGTACTCCAGTCGTGAGAGAGCTTCAATCTGTTTGGGTTGGGGTTCCCAAAGGACTTTTGACTTCTTGGCCTTGGTAGTACCAAACGGCCTACCACGCTTCTTTTTCGGTTGAGTGGTATCAGGAGTAGGACTTGGAGTTATCTCTTCACTGTGAGGCAGATAGAAGGCTTTAAATTGATTCTGTAGACGTACCTTCTAACTCAAGACCACGATTATTTGTCATTGGTTGGTCTAAGGCAGAAGGGTCTACGATTATTCTTTTGGTGTTCATTTCTTTTAGGTTTTAAAAATTTCTGAGAGGTCTTTTAGAGGAAAAATCTGTGGATAGATGTAATTTTCTTATCGCGCGGGTCCCATCGAAGCCGGGGGTGGGGGGATGGGTAGTCGCCTAACGTATGTTGTGCGACTCTACTACCCTCTTAACTATGAGGACTTTCGCTCTGGAAGCATCACAACACCTACTTGAGCACCATTACTGGTTACGTCTAGCTTCTGCTGTTCGACATAGCTATGCTTACTCTTAAGGAGGAAGATAGGGAAGACTGGCTTATTCTCGTCGATTCCCTTGCGGACTAATGCTACTTCTTGAGCTTTATCTACTCTTTTTATAGCCTTTGCGCAGGTGGGGTTTTCTCTATACTTCAACAACGTACTCTCTGAAATACCCAGCTTATATTCGAATTCAGCTATTAACGGTATCTTCTTATGCTCATCGCATTCTCTTAGATACTCGTTTGCTTTCTGTATTACTTCCTTTGGGGTTAGTTTAGTTTGGCCTTTTTTTGCCATTGAATTGAATTAATTTAGGTTAGTTCGGCTCTAGGCCGAACAAAGAATATTGACTTCTAACTGAACTCATCATATCTTTCTTTCGAAGCGTCTAACACTATCGAACGCATCCAACACTAATACTACCGACATCCGCATAAAAACATCTGATGTTCTAGGTCTGCAACGACGCAGCGAGCACATCCTGACCGTATACACCACACATCGGATTTAACTGAGCAGACCTAGAAAGGTGTGTACGTGTCTCTTGAATCACTCATTATCTACATTGCTGGGCTTATCCTGCTTACTGAGGTCGGTCTTAAACGATTAATCAGTATTGCTAGGCTATTGCGAGAGCTCCACGATACTGTTAGGGGTGGGCCTTCTTCGCCGCCGCCTCGGGCCTTAAACGAAGGTGATTCTAAGCGTGAGTTACGTTAGGTTTAGGTCGTCTGGCTTAATTTGCGAGCGTCCTGGGGCATTTAAATGCGTCGTTCTTGGGCCAAGTCTTCAAAAACAGTGAAATCAAGGTCTAACTCTGTCCACCATGCGCTTGGTATCTTTATTCCTGTGAAGGTCTTTATGAAGTCTAGTTCATCAGGTATTAGGTTAGAGCCTATCGGCTCGGGTTCTGGCAACGGAATAACGAGGTACATTAGCGTATAGCTTTGATTGACTGTATCCAGCCTTTGGGTATGCCGTGGATGTCGAGATATGGCTTCCCGGCTTCTGGCTTGCCGGATGTGAAGATATAAAACTCTGCGGTCTGTTTAATGAAATATAAGGTTTGGTCTGCCGGCTTCTCAAACTGTTCGATTAACCTTTCAAGTTCCTTATCGTCGGTCCAGCTTGCCTCGCCAAAAGCGTCAATCCATTTAATGCGGTATTGAGTTCCAAACTTCGGCCTCATTTGAATCCAAGCTTAGGCTTAAGTTCGTACTTCAACGCATATTGCCGGTCTTTCCAAACGTCCTGGTCTAAGTAAACATCGTGGGGCTTTGTGCGCTTGGCTAATTTGATTGCTTCCTCGATAGTCTCAGCTTCGACGTAAGTTCTCACGATATATCTATGCTTCATTGGTCAGTTCTTTTACCGTCTTAGGCTCTAACTCTTGCTCGTTATACCTGGCCCATGCCTCAGTGAGAGAGCATTTGTGTTTGAGCATTATGTTAACGAGGTCTTGTTGTACTTGGGTTTCTTTACGAGGCATTAGGCTAGATTAATTCAGGACACGCCTGAATATACTTGATTGCATTCTCAAACCGAACAATATCGTCTGCAAACATTCCCAATCCAGTATTACAATTTCCACATAACAAACCACGAACCTGTTTAGTTAAGTGACAATGGTCTATATTCAGTTTGGCCTTCTTCCGACAAATAGCACAGGCAAACCCTTGTTTCGCCAATAGCTTTTCAAAATCCTGCCTCGTAATCCCATATTGTTCAATGGTGCGAACCTGCTTCCATTGACCAGTTGCTTTACAAGGAGGGCAATACCTCATTCGTCTGTTAGCCGGTATAAAATCTATTCCACAATTCTTACAAATCATACGTAAAGAATTTTTCTTAGCCCGGATTAGTTGGCTTAAATAAGCACACAACTAGAAATGCGACGCGTAAGGTGGATAAGTGGTCTAGACAGATTGCGTGTACATGCTAGAGTTAAGGTACTAAGGAAGTATCCCTAGTTAGCCTGTCTCAAGCGGTAGTTTGGCAACTGCGAGGCTATTCGCAAGAGACTTGGCCCAATCATTAACCTCACGCCATTGGAATACACTTCGTTTCGAGTCAAGAGAGCTACTTATCAACGGCTTCGTAAGCTAAGAGATAAGAAAAAACTTGAAAGCATTGATTCACTAATCAATATCCTTTTGGATAAGAACATTAATCAACAAAGCAATGAAACCGTATCTATCCCCTCGTAGTTATCCTCACTCTGGCTACCCTCAAGGCTTACAGCATTATCACAAGACAACTTTCTACATTAACGTAGATTGGAAAGCAGTAGCGTGTTTGGTCGGTGGCGCGCTGATAGTAATCATGGCGTTTTATTCAATGCGACCTATATGAATTGGCGAGGTGGTAAAAGTAAAAAGAACTGTGAACAATGCTTACTTGATTACAAAACATACCGAGAGAAACAACGCTTTTGTTCTAAAGCATGTTACGGGCTGGACCGCAAGATTAACGACTATCCAGGCAAGTACGGAAAACAACATTGGACATGGAAAGGCGGTATTACTAAAGATAAAGTCTACGTCAGTTGGTTAAAGAATCGTCGGAATCGGTTCGTCCAGAAAATCAGAAATCATACCTTCCAACAATGGCAAGAGCTAAAACAACTTTATCGCTATACCTGCCCAAGATGTAATCGCTCGGAACCTGAGATTAAGCTTACTGAAGACCATATTATCCCTCTAGCTCGTGGCGGAGATGACTACATCGGAAATATCCAACCTCTTTGCAGAGTTTGTAACGGCCAGAAGCATTTAAAATTAATCTACTATGAGCCAATCCTTGGCCTAATAGTGAAAGGAAATCAGTGAATTGGAAAGAACAATTTGATAAGCAATTTGACCACCGGGGCAAAAGATATTCCTTGAATAAACCTAATGCAGAGCTAGTTATCGCGCCTGTTCCTGAAATTAAGGCCTTTATCTCCACCCAACTAGAAAAGCTGATAGATGAGATACCTGATGAATTACCTTTTGATATGCCGGTTGGGTTAAAAGGCATCAAGCAACAACTAAGAGATAAATGGCTATGAGAACTATTCAGAAAGTCGGGAGGATGACTGAGACAGACTTGGAAATGTACTTAGGCTATATCGACAAGTCAGCCGTTACCTGGCGAGCAGAGCTTGTTAAGAATCCTTTTGACCTTAATGCAATGCACAACCTTAACTTACTAGACAACATGGCTATCACGGCCATTAGTCGATTCCTCAATCAATGAAATCAACTTATCTAAGCCAATTAATCCAATGCCCCGAGTGTGGCCTATGTGACCGCACCTGTGATAACTGCGCTCATTGTGGCACTGATGTCCCTGACTCTTATTAATTAACCTAAACTAATATGCACTATTTACTTGAATTAGCCATAGACGCTGACTTCACCAGTCGACAAATCAAAGCTGGTCTAATTCCGACACGTTCCCTATTCAGTAATGTAAAAGAACTGGCTTATCTATGCGAAGTAGATGAGGTAATCAAGAATGCTATTGAAGCAACCGCTAGCGGCGGGCCTGTCCAATAGAGGACAGCTAACCTAAATCTTCTATCTTAAGTATAGAACCTACCCCTCATATCTACCAACGATTTTTCATCTAAAAATCATTAAGTTAGACCACTAGCGTGGTCGGAAAAACCTCACAACAATGAGACCAATCAAATTTAGAGCAAAACGAACTGACAATCACCCTGTTTTCTGGGCGTATGGTTATTTAGTTAAAACACCTATCACAGCAGAATTTAATGACGTTCATGGAGCATTTTTTGACAGTGCCTCTGCTGAAAAAACTGAATGGGCAGGTAGATATTGCATTGTGACCGAGCATGGGGTCGCTCACGAAATTGATATTGAAACTGTTGGGCAATTCACAGGACTCTTGGATAAGAACTCTGTTGAAATTTACGAAGGTGACTTCCTTAATTGGAACAATGACGGATTAAAGTGGCTTGTAGTCTGGGAAGATGGTGCCTTCCGTATGAAGTTAATTGAAACCCCTGCTTCTGAAGTACCTCTATACGAAAACCTATTCAATCGCAGAACTAAGTATTTACAAGTAATCGGAAACAAATGGGAAGACCCAAGGGCAGTAGAAACGCCAGCCACAAAAGAATAGTCAGTCATGGTTATATTCACTTATTTGAGCCGAACCACCCTTTAGCAATGAAGAACGGCTATGTCCGTGAACATCGGAAGGTGCTGTATGACGCAGGAATAAAAGTTAGGCCAAACCAAGAAGTACATCATAGAAATGGCATCAAAGCTGATAATCGTTTAGTAAACCTCCAAGTTCTTACGAAGCCACAACACACCTCGATTACCTGGAAAGGAAAGAAACGTAGACCTTGGACCAGAGCTGAACGAGTAGCTAAGAGCAAAGCTATGCTAGGTAATAATAATTGGAAAGGAGTATATGCAACGTGAAATTAAATTCAGAATGTGGGACGGCAAAGGAATGTCACAACCCGTATTCCAAGTATGGTCTGATAGCGCCAACCCACAGCTACACTTTATGCAGTACACAGGATTAAAGGACAAATCAGGAAAAGAGATTTATGAAGGGGATATCATTGGACCTACAAATCTCACAATAGTTAATTACAACCCTCCAGCATTTGAACCACTTTCAAGACTCGGAGAAAACTGTGAAGTCATCGGCAACATTTACGAAAATCCCGACTTACTAAAGAGCGAGGAACAATCCACCACAAGCACAGAAAGGGTCTAAGACAGTAAAGTCTTGACATGGAGGACCACCAATCAATGATTGAGCTGCTTCGGCGGCTTTTCATTTCGGTCAAATTCAATAACAACTTTCTTAACTCGAATGGCCCTTACAAACCCGGCAAGAGCAATCAAAAGAACCACTCCTGTTACAAGCATTTCCATAGACCACCTCCGATTCACCGAACGCTAACATATTTCCACAGCCCGATTAGCCAATTTTCGGTTTAAATTTAGCAGACCATGAAGAAAGCGTAGTCCATAGGACTGTGAATTAGCGGTTAAATTGTTGCAATTACTAAAGAAATCTTTAAGGACCGGCGTGGAAAAATAAGAAGTCAAAGCGATTGACATTTCAAAAGAGTGAATCAAAGACTACTGGTGCGTTGCACAATTGCCGGAGAAACTACGATGCAATCTCACCGTTACAGTGTAATTGCCACGTTCAGGGAAGGAATTTACAGCGGCTATAATTGCAGTAGACGAGACTACAATTTCATTAGGATTACTCTTGAGTCTTCCTCAGATTCCCCAAACCTGATTCCAGGACAAACCAACCAAACAGCTTTAGCTGGCTCCATATAGGCGACGTGCTTTTCATCGTTCCTGTGCCTACTGCTCTCAATATTTTAGCAAACGCTGTTAGGTTAGATTCGCTCTAGGCGAATCATTGTCCTTGATGGCAGATAAAGTATCCGTGAACCAAGCTCTCACAGTTTACAAATGGATAGCCATGCTCCAACCTTATAACCAAACCTACTAACAGATACATTCAGACTGCCTATTCCTCTTCCACTTATGGCGAACGGAAGTGAGCCGAATTGTTTACCAAATTTTCCCTGTAGTAGGACGTTCAAAAAGCAATGTAAATGTTGAGATTAAAAGACTAGGTTAGATTAGGTAAGCTTGTCGGGTTTTACATCCAAAACGGTCCAGCTTTAACACTCCAAATCGAGAATAGACAACCAACGATTCGGGTCCAACGGTGAGACAAAGACCGGCTCATAAGGACCTTCGATGACGCTTTGGTGTTCAGCGACAAGGAACTGATTACCGCGTTTGAAGTCGGGCAGAACGTCTAAGAGGATAGACTTTGCCCTGGCTCTGGTGGAGGTAAAGACAACATGAAACCTCCGGTCGGGATGAAGCTTGGAGAGTTCGATGTAGCGTTCGACTTTCTTACGAATGACGGCCAAGGTTTCCGTTCCTTTATCCACTTCCCAAAAGATAATCCGTCCCTCGATATTGCTTGAGCGGTCTGGCTTCAATCCTAATTCCAAATACTCTTCATGCGGGACGCTCTCCCAAAACCGGATGTTCCACGTCAAACTGTAAGTCACATACAAATCGGCACAAGCCCGCTCATGTTCATGGTTAGTATTCCGTAGGCCGATGACTTGGGGCGCGTGGAAGTAAAGAGGACTATTATTTTCCCTAGGTATCTTAGTAACTTTGATTAGGCTACAAATCTTGCAGAAGCGTTTATGGTAGTCGCCTGTGCGGTTTAAATTATGGTCACACCTCGGATAAGCCATTCGGTTCAAGAGTCGGGTAACACCGACATAACCCGGCGGCAATTCTTTACTCGTCAAAAACGCTCTTTGGCCGCTTGATAGCACCGCGAATTGTCTTGCGGTTAGGTGTGGTTCGTTCTTTAGATGGTTGAGTATCGATTGTCGTTCCATTGAATCTGCGCTTCATCTGCTCCCTGATTTCCTTGGGCGTGTAATTCCACTCATGCGTGAGACACTTGGCAATGAAGTCCCTTTCCTGCTGCCGGCTAACTTTCGGGTCCGCTACATCTGGAATCTTTACCCTCATAGGTGATTGCTTGCCCGATTTAATAATGGCGTACTGCTTGGGAAGGTCGGCGTTAGCGTAAGAAGCCATCAAGGGAGTGATTTCGCCACCGTACCCGAGCGCTTTAATCATTTCCAATCGGTCGCTGTATCCCGGGGTATTGAACATCACCTTAATCTTGGTTAGTTGCTTGACCGCATCGGCTTTATCTTTGGGGAACTGAAAGAAGCCCTGATGGGCAAGAGAGACGCGGAAACCGGATTTGCGTTTTAAGGCCAGCACTCTTACTAGCTTGTCGTTGATGTACTCTCCAGCCTCGTCAATATACAAATAATATGGACGTGCGTAACCCCGCTGCCTTAGTCGGTACATCGCAAACAGCAATTCGTTAATTACTGCGGTTCCCAACAAACGAGTGTGAAGCGGGTCAACACCGGCTTCGGCGTCTAAGTTAACGAGGATTACCCAACCGTCAGTAATCATTTTCGTAAAGTCAATCCCCTTATCAGCGCCGAACATCAAATCAAGGGTGGAATCAAAAAACGGCTCAAGTCTCCTGACAGTCGAACCGAATTGGTTATCGAACCTAGGGTAAGTTTCGAAAACTTCTTCCAGCGCCAACTTATGAGGGTCCATCGGATGCGAGGCGTCTAAGATTTCCTGCCTTCGTATCCTGCCCATTTTGTAATTCCGAAAGTGGTTAGCCTCGTGGAGTGTCATGCCAGCATTCCACAAGACATTTAATAAGGCGGGAAGGTATCGCTGAATGCGGGGTGTTTCAGCCGCGTCTTTGGTCTGAAAGAGAATGCGAACCGTATCCATCAGGTTAGATACGGTAGCTTGCTTATAGGTCTTCTGACGGTGAAACGGTTGGATTGCTGTTATTCGTCCGTGGGAATGAAGAGTATGCGGGTCAATCAAACAAACTTTCTCGAAACCGATAGACGCGCAATAACGAAGGATGCGGTAAGCGGTATCAGCTCTGTCGGTGGGGTCTAGGAAACAAACTCCACTTCCCTGTTTGATGTCGCCTCGGATTAAGTGTTCTATGAAGCGGGACTTACCCTCGCCTGTAGTCCCTAAGATGTGAAGGTGGGATTCGCGGTCTTCTTCTGAAAGATAGAGCTGGCCTTCGGCACCAGTACCCAACAACCTAAGCGGATGCTTGCTCCTGACTTGCTTCAGCCTCTTCTGAATCACCTGCTCCGCTGTCGTCTGCCGAAAGACTTCTTCTTTCTTCTTCTCCAAGCGTAGCTTGTATAAATCTATCTTGTTCGCCACGAATCAAATCCTCTGCGGTCTTGATGTTGTAGTTAAGCTGAGAAAGCTTGTCGTCTTTCGCAGCGTCGTCCGAAGCTTCAATCTTCTTGCGCTGTTCATACATCGAAAAGAGCCGGTGAGTAGCGCGGTCGATTAAAGCAAGCTTAGTTTGCTCTACCCTGTCAATATTCTCTTGGTCTTGTTGGTACTCCGTGGCCCTAGCTTCCAAATCAATCTGTTTAAGTTCCCGGTGAAGCGAAATCTGCAAAAAGGTGGTGATGTCCATGCTGGACGCGAGAGCGAGGGTCATTAACTGGTTGCGAGTTTCCAGCTCTATGCGCTCAGCTCTCAGTTTCTCGATAGTGGTTTGTTGACGCTCAAACTCAACCTGACGTGAGCCCTCCTGAACGGCAAGGTCAGCTTCCCTTTCCGTGTTGTGGTCTAGTTCGGCCTGTTCTTCGTTAAGAAGCTTTAAGAGATTAACCCTGGCTTGAGCAACTACGGTTTCCTTGCGGGCTGCAAAGCGGGTCATGCCCGTTGCGTACTTGGCTGAGATTTCTAGTTTACGTATCTCGGGGTCATTGGAATCTTTCTCATACCCGTACATCAACAGATAGACGACTACACCTATCAATAGCATTCCCACTACGATGAGAATCCAAGACATTATTGAACCGTAATTTGAACAGTTAGAATGCCAGCGTTATCGTTAAAACTGTCGGTATCGTTGATGCTTAGATAAAGTCTCCCTCGTTGGCCGCTAACTTCATAATCACAACCAACAAAGAATGCAGCACTGTCAGTCTTACCAACTAAAGCCCGAAAAGGAGCATTAGCGACTAGAGTTCCGGGCCACGAACCATTACCCATACAATCGGAATAGACTGACGGTGTATGTTTGCCTACCTCATTGGTCCATTGACCGCCGATGTATTTGACTGTTACTCGCTTGTCCGTAACATCGATACCAGTATCAAACCACTTCTTAGTAGCAGGGACTTCAAGCATCCGCGATGACGGTTGCGAAGACGATTGAAAGCTCGGCTGAGCCTGTGATTGTTGGGGTATTTGCGCCGGGGTCGGGCTACGAAATAGAAAGTAAACCCCGAGACCCAAACAGGCCATGCCGATAAGGGCAATAATGGGAAGCCAAATAGAGGAACGATTCATTTGGGGGAAGCTCCTGGGCTGAGCTAATTTCTATAGGGTGAATTATACAGATTGGGAAGGTACATGGTACAGTTTTCAGGCATCTAAAAGACGCACTAGACTCTTGAAAATGCACTAGACTTAAACCTCGTAACTTGTTGCAAATGCGAAAGTGGCGGAATTGGCAGACGCGCCAGACTTAGGATCTGGTACCGAGAGGTGTGGGGGTTCGAGTCCCCCCTTTCGCACCAAGGAATTGAATCTACAAAATGAAAACTGAACTTATTGACGTCTCTCCAACTCGCAAGGAGATCAAAATCGAGATCGAGCCGGCGCAGATTCGCGACGCTTACGATCGCATCAGCAAACAGTACAGCAAGGGCGCAAACGTCCCCGGATTTCG